ATGACGAAAAAAACGACCTCTGACGCGCAGTTGAAAGCAAATAAGGAATGGCAAAGCAAGAACAAAGAACATGCAAACTATTTAAAATCTCGTTCAGCTGCGCGTTCTTTTATAAAGAATAAAGCTACGTTGGAAGATTTGAAGGAACTTGAAAAATTAATTATAGAGGGAAAAATTAATCATAAGGGAATGATTAAGGATAAATGATGCACGCTAAGCACATGCTTGGCGTTTTTTGCATAAAAAAAGCCCTAACGTGTGGTTAGGGGGGTATATAAGAATTAGTCTTGTGAATCATCATAATTAGCACTGAATAGTACAATTTGTGGAATTGGACTGACTTCTGCTGATAAATTAGTTAAAAGTTGTGAAGCTTTTGCAAACAGTGGCATTGCTGCTTCATCTATATTTTCAGTTATTTCGCTTTCAAATGTCTCATTATCAATTTCATGAGCAACTATTTTAGCTTGAATTGATGCGCTATAATACAATAAATCATCAATTTGAGCTCCAGTTTTAAAAATAAGTTCAAAATATCCTTCGCCTTCATCGGCCAAATCAATCTCAACTATTTCTACATCGGAATACTCGCTTCCTATTTTGGTATCATCATATCCAACTCGGACCATATTCAATTCATTTACAGTCATTGCTATTAACTCAAGTTTCATAAAAAAGTACCTGCCGTTCTATTAAATTTATTATTTAAAAAAGGATTTTTAGTAGCTACTTTAATCTTCTTATTACGTGAAGAATTTTGTTTCACAACGGGACTAGAAGACATGACATATAAGTTGTTTTTTTCTTCCAATCGAGCAAGGGTGTTCATATAGTGCATTATATGAATATCCTCTCTTCCTAGTTCAAGTTGTACAAATAATTCTAACTTTATCTTTGCTAATTTAGCAGCTTCTTCTTGAGTATATCCTTTTTCAGTTTCAATTTTAATAATTTTTTCAGACAATTTCATTTTAGGCGTTTGAAATTGGGGATGATCCATAAACATTTCATTGATATTCATTTCCAATTACCTCCTACCCATTCAGTTATCTTTTCATTTGTATTACTAACTGATTCAATATCAGCCTTAATACTTTTAGTAGATTGAGCAAGAACATCAGTTAAATCTTGTTTTCCACTATTTTTTGAATATCCGTAGCTCAAGATAAATAATACTTCTTCCATTATTTCTTGGCTAACATAAAAGAAAAGTAGCCTTGACTTATCATAATCTCCATTGATACGAATTTCATAAGTACAATCATCTCTTTTTAATTTTTTTATAATCACCATTGGTCGTAAACTCCCCGTTATATCACAATAAGTAATTGTAAAATGCCACCCATGTTGATTAGAGTAACGAAGCTGAGATATTTTATTATCCTTTATAGTAAAATACTTCATTTTCAAAAGAATAAGTCTATATAACTCATTTAAATAAGGATGATTTTTTATCATTCCATTAAAAAAATTAGTCGCCAGATGCTCCCTTTCATCCTCGGAAAAAGGTTTACAAACCGAAGTAATATAGGTCATTACAAATCCATCCCTCTTTATGTATTTAAACTGTGTCACATTTTCTCTATATATTTTCATTAACATATATGTTGTATTAAATAACATATATGTTGTATTAACTATCATATATCACTCAAAGCGTGCTTGTAAACCTTTTTTCAGAAACGAAAACGAACATCAAAGTAGGTCAAACAGTACAATATTCTTGTATCTCCCATTTGGGAGGTTTTTTTAATGTTACATGATGTAACTCAAAATAAATATAAAAAACCGAATTTCGTATCTCTGAGTCCTTCTGATGTTTGCTTGAAACTATCAGTTTAACTAATAGTTAAAAATATTTAATTTTTAATCATTAAACCAGTACACTAATTGTAATATAATTCACATTTCTTTAAGTATCACAAAAGTATCCTGTTTATAAAACAAAAAGCAACCCCCACAAATGTGAGGGCTGAAATTAACTTATAGTTTTTTGATGATTTTTAACTTGTAAAACCAAACTAGATTTTCTTAACAAACTTTTTGTTTGCAGTTAGAAAATAACCACTTTTAGTTTTTAATCTTGGTGTTCCACCCTTTGTTTTCGCCATTCCGGCGATAGTAAACACCGTTCCAGCCGAATAAGTCCCGCCTGTTTTGTGCTTCTCAGTGAAGTCAACGGAATTGTATAAGTCGCACTGTACTAAAGTTTTGATTTTTCCGGGGTTTTCTGTGTAGTATGTGTTTTTGCTAGCTGGCGTATGCGGTTTTCCTGCTTTCAATTTAGCTAATAAAGTCGTGTTTTGTGAAGCTGTTCCAGTGTAGTTCTTGATTCCGTAACTGCTCGCTAGTTTTTTACGATTCGCAAAGCTGGAATCTAGTTTATTCATATTCATGTAATCAACTAATCCCAAGCTGCTATTACTTTGCGTATTTGGCTTAGCTGGAACATTTGCACTAGCCCCTTTACCAAAAGTATCTGTTCCATAGCCTTTGTATTCAAATTGCAAGTGCGGATTGTCAACAAAACCGTCCCAATCACCACCCCAAGTGAATCCTAATGCTTTCGCTTTTGCAATAAATTTTTTCGCATTTGCTGAGCGATAACCACCCCAATTAACAGTTTTACCTTTCGCCATGACGAAATCTAGCGCTTGTCCTACTAAATGATAAGAACGCATTGTTTGAGACGCTCCGCTCGCGACATTAGCGGATTGTTGCTCTTTCGTTCTAATTGTTTCGTAGATTAATACTTCAATGCCGCTATTTTCCGCCCAGTCGAGAAGTTTTCTCGCCGCCACTTTGGTGTTATCCGCTAATTTATTTACATTTGCCAAACTTCTACTATAATAATAACTTGTCATTATTTATCATCCTCTCCATATTTTTTGCTTCGATTAGTAAATTGTTCAAATAATCCAGTACCACCAGCTCCTGCTAAAGCGCCTGCCCAAATCATCGTTGCAAGCGATCCAGAGCCGTCCAAAAACGTTGCTAATGCGCCCAGAATAGCACCAATAAGTATGCTAGCAGTCGGAAGCCACTTAGACGGGACTAACTCCGTTTTCTTAATCGCCTGAACAAAAACAGGCGTTACAACTACTAAAAATGTCATGTAAACTAGTAACTCTTTTCCAAACTCCATTTCTATCATCCTTTACTTCGTTATTTTGTGTTCCAACAAATCTACTTTGTGAGCTAACTTTCCGACTGATTTAGACAAGCTGTCAATTGATTGTTGTTGCTGTTTCATCATGTCATTTTGCCTATCCATCAATCGCTGTTGTTCGTTCATCGTACTTATAAATTTATCTCTCTCTTCTTTCGATTCCTTATTACGCTTCTCTCGTTCTTCCTCCACTTTTTCGCGTTCTTCTTTCATTTCTATTCTTACAATTTTTGAATCATCCCAAATTCTTTTTGTGATAATTAGTAAGATTATAAAAAGCGCTACAAAGAGCGCCGCGAAGAACATTTCTTTCGCTAAAGCATAATCAAAAACTTTTGTTAGCCCCTCATACATTTTCATCATCCCCCATAAAAAATAAGCCTATTCGGCTTCTATTTCTTCTGACTGTATTCGTTGTTGTTCTTGTTTTAACTCATCCACTTTTGCTTTTACCTGACCTCGCAAATTCGCAGGAACTTCTTCAATAGTTTTTCGATTATTCATCACTAAATTCACATAAATTGGTATCATATAAGCCATGTCATCACCCTAAATTACTTTCAAATAGTGCGGCTAAAGCCTCTTGGGTGAGTAGTAATTCCTCTCTTAATTTTTCTATTTCAGTTTTTTCTGCTGGTATGATTGGATTTTCTGATTCCCATCTTTTCTTGTCTTCTTTCCAAATACCTCCATCCCAGCTTGGATAATACATTGCTCTTGCTATGCCGTTTTCGATTATTGAAGGTTCAATATTTGTAGAATTTTTCGGTTGATTGATTAAACCTTTTTCATCTTCAAACACAAGTATTGTTTCGAGATAATTGCCATTTTCATCATATGCGTAAAACTGTTTATAGTTCATGTTTGCTCCTCCTAATTGCCAACTTCGTATAATATCATTGAAAGGCTTACGTACGAAGGATTAGCATTATCTGTAGATGACACTTGTAATAGCTTTCCGTCAACTGGAATAGCAATACGACCACCGTTCCCGTTATTTGAAGTGGCAGCACCGTAATAAGTGACAATTGGTCTTGTGCCAGCGGGCATTGTTGCAAGAGTACTATTTGCTGTACTAATAAATGTACCAGCAACTGATCCGCGGAATTCAGCAAAAGTTTTCAAACCGGTAGAAGTTTGTTTTGCTACCAGTCGATATTGAGGTGTATTACTGTCGCCAGTTGAGTAACCAGAGGCGAGGGGTACATTTATCCAAGCTCCGTAACTATCCATCTTGCTATCTGTATATGCTTTAGCAGAGTTTAATGCACTATCCGCTTTTGCTTGTGATCCCGCAGTATTTTCTTTTGTATTCCAATTTGTTTTATCAGTCATCGTCACATGAATGTTTGTGTTGTTTATATGATTTTCAAAATCTGCTTTTTGGGGAAATTGGTCTGGATTAAGACTATCGAATGTGTTTTTTAATTCAGTAGCTTGTCCTTGCAAATCATCAATTTCATTTTGAAGAATTTCCACTTTTTCGTTAAATATTTTTTCGTAATCATCCCATTTTTCAACATAATAGGTAGCAACGGGCAAAAAATTATCATCAATCATCGCTTTTTCAATAACAAAACTAAAACGATTGATTTGCATTGTTTGATTTGGATATTTAACGTACAATTCTGCATTAGCTTGTCCGTCGTGACTTATTTGCTCATCAGTCAATGAGTATTCAAAAACACCTTCTGTTCTGTTAATTATTTCTGGATTAACAATGTAGCTACTTTCGTATTTTTTGCCAACAGACAATACCATAGCAAGCGTTACCTCTGCCGCGCTTGAAAGTGGTAAATTGTTATCATCTTTTTTTGCAGTAAACTTTAATCGCGCAGTCCCTCCAGAGTCTTGCGTACTAAATTTTATCTGAGGAACATTAGCTTTAGCGTTCTGTGCACTAACAGAAAAATTAAGAATAGCTGATTTAAAGATTTGATTTGTCATTAGAATATCTGACCTCCCGCTTGTTTCAATTCTGCGGTAGTAGCGTTTAAAACTGGCGTACCAGACTTAACCAAAATGCCTCCGCTAGCAGCTTTTAAGCCGACATTCGAAGTTGCTTCGCATGTATTTGTTGATGCAAATAAAGCATGTCCCATGTACTCAGACGACATAATGATGTTCTGGTTTTTAAAATAGTTGCTATAACAGTTACCTCGCGATTGATTGTATTGCACAGTTGTAATGTTTGTAGATTTTAAATTAGTGTCAAATCGACATTTAGTTACTGTACCGTACCAGCACCTCGCGAATTGAATAACTGTAGAACTGTTGTTTACTGCTGTACTCATTGAATTCAGACCTTGAACGACACACTGAAACATGATGCCAGAAAACAGGATACTTTTAACAAAAAAACCTGTTTGTCCAGTTGTCGGGTCGATTGTTGCTAAATTGGTAGGCTGGATATAAAAGCATTCTGCGCCGCTGAACGACTGTACTACTACATCTTCGTTATATTGCCCCGGCTCACAAAAGATATAAATAAAGCCTCCTACTTTTACTTTCGGAACCATATTTACAGCTTTTTGAATCGTCTTAAATGGTGCATCAATAGCTCCTGTTCCTGTTACATCATTTCCGTTTGTTGAACTAACATAGTACTCAATATTTGATGCAGAATTACCGTACAATTCATCTAGTTTACTTTTTAATACTTTATTTTCTTCGTTTACTGTTTGAAGTAGCGCATTTGATTCAGCTAAATCACTTGCAATCGCTGAATAGTCAGCATTTAGCCGCGCGTTTAGAGTGTTGTAGACTTGACCGTTTTTGCTAATTCTAGCATCTACTACTTCAGTAATATTATTTCCACCAGCTTCTAAAACAACGTTATCAATTCTGTTATTGGTTGCATTTATATCTACATCTTTTGCTAATGAATCTTTTTCTAATTTTTCCATATTAGCATTAAACTGCTGATACTTATTAGAATCAAAAAGTGTATTTCCCCATTTTTCAAGATTTAACATCTATTTCACTCCTTTCATTGCTTTAGCTAATTGAGCCATTATTGACACAATAGATTTTTTATTATTTGATAGCGTTATTTCTGTTACTTTCAATGAAAAAGGATATTTTTTGTAAGCGACTATTTGTACATCATAATCAATGCCAAGCGGTTCATAAATAAATAGAACATAATCGCCTTTTTCACAGTCATATTCTTGTTTTAAAGTAACGCTACCAGTTGTAGCAGGATAATCTTGCAGTTTTAATTTCAGTCGCCTTTGCATATTGCCGGCGACCGTGTAGCGTTCATCAGAAATAGGTTCTTGCCAACGAACACCCCATTTTTCTACTTCCGTGCTAGTATAAGTAATCGGGGGAAAATAGTTGTTCCCGTTACTATCTACTTTTCCGTATCCTTTTATTTTTGTTTTTAAGGACAAGGTATCAATATCAAAACTAACTTCATCTGTATTGTATCTATAACGAATAAAATTTTCTGTTTTAGCTCCGTAAATTTCGCGCGGTTTAAAAATCAAATGTTTGTTGTCTGGAATAACGACCACTCCATAATCATCGAGTAATTGATCAATAAGTGCTAAGTAGTTGTTATTTCCAAAGTTTTCTTGTTGAACTTTTTCGAGCAGATTGGAAGGGTCAAGTATCTCCCACGAGAAGCCTCTGTTATCAGTTTTAAAGATATGAGTTAAGCATTGTTCTAAAGTAAAAGAACCTGTTATAGCGTCGTCTTGCCGTCCATCCTGACATGTATAATAAATGTGAGGCGCTCCAATATCTTTCGATAGCGTTTTTCCAACGGCGTCATGACTTAATTGTTTTACAACAAACTCTTGACCTCTAAAATAAACAGAGCTTTCATAATCTAAAAAAGAGTAGCAGTGAGCGTTTTTGGGAGTTTGCGCTACCTTAAACTCAATGCTCCACATCTCATTTTCTGTCCAGCTTTCGCAAAAACTATCTTTATCGAAATCTGTTAATATTTCCTCGTTATTCTTCCAAAAATCAGCAACTATAATATCGCTATTCATACATTCACCTACTTATACAGAAAGGAGAAATCCCATTTCGTGTCTAAATGACTGGTATTACTAATTTCGATAAGATTTTCTCCTTTTTGCAAACTTATTAAACCGTGATTTGTTGAGCGCCCACAAGGATTACCGTTTATTCTAGGTGTAGCAGAGTCAATTACTAACGTGTCTGTAGCGCTTAGAGCAGGATAATAGATAAATCTATCTCCAGTTGTAATGTTGTTAATAACTAATTCTCCTTCATTTTGTCCTCTTATCGTTATGGTTAACTGGTGTTCGCGCGGATCTATGTCAAAACTACCGCCGTTATATATAATAAATCTGTTTTTCGTATGAATATATCTATAATCTTCCATCGCCAAACCTTGTCCAAACTGCCATTTTTCACAGTCTAGAATTGTGTCGCTTAGCGTTGAACCTATTGACTCTGAATAACCACGAAACACATCGAATTCAAGCGTTAAATCTGCGTATCCCGGCGCTTTACGGTCAATACCAACGCCACTCGGATGTACTCTATATTTTTTGCCGGGCGTTTTAGAATGAACTAAAAAGTATTCTTTTCTCTGATAAATAAGTTCCAATAACTCATCTAATTTAATATGATATAAATCCGCTGTCTTAGTCTGAAAATGGCACAAAATAGAGATAGGAAACATACTAAAGTTACTATCTGTTGTTCTGGCGCCATCAGAACCAGCGAATTCAGTGTAATTATTAACTATTTGTGGCGGTTCTCTGCTCACTTCTCCTACCTCTAAATCAAATAATTCATTAAGCATATATGTTTTACCTTCAATTACTAATGCTAGTGATGTAGCCATGTTATAGCCCCTTTCCGTAAAATGCTAATGAAGTCGAATTGCCTAGGTGATTATTAGTGCTATCAGCAATAACTTTTCCATCAACATTTAAAATAATAGGCCTACCGCCAGATTTTTCAATTGCATTGATTAAGTCAGAATTACTATTATTTTTAGATTCATTCTCTACAATAGCTTTGACTGTAATAGTCCTGTTTAGATCGCTACTTTTTAGCCCCAACGCTTTTTCAGCTGAAACTTTCGGCAAAGTGATAGTCGGAACGGTCATATTAGAAGCTGCGTTTACTACTTTATCGACCATTTTGTTAGTCGATTGAACCGCACCTTTAGCGCCAGCTAAAACACCATTTCCAAGACCGCCAGTAAAGAATTTACCAAGCTCGATGGCCACGCGAGAAGGCGAATGAATTCTAAGCGCTTTTTTCACTGAATTAGTGATTGTGTTAGCAATGCTCTTAGCTGTTTTTTCTAGTTGTTTTTTCTGACTGTTTAGTCCGTTTATTAAACCTCTTGCTGCGTTAATACCAGCAGAATACATCGCATTAGCCGCTGTGTTTCCCATTGACTTAGATGCTGAATTGATTTGATTCTGCGTGCTATTAATCGCTTTGATAGTTTTAGCGTCAGACTTAGCAAGAGCTTGCGCATAAGATGAACCATTTTCTACTCCCGCCTCCAGAATGTCGTTTATAATGTCTTTGCTAACACCTTTTTTACGCAATTTTTCAACATTTGCTTGAAAAGCTTTAATTTCTTTTAAGCGTTTCTGCATTTCTGCTTGGATTGATTGCGGATTTTCTGGGTCTACATTGCTAATAGATCCATAACTTTGCATTTTTTCAGTAATTGAAGCTGCATACTCTTTACTCTGCTTCGTCAAGTCCGCCATTTTAGTATTAGCAGCTTTTAATTGAGCGACTACTTTATCACGTTTCTTAGCTGTCGCTGCTAATCTGTTTGTTTGTTGAACAATGTAACCTTCAATACTATTCAGGGCCTTAGCTTGTTTGAGTTGGCCACTGCTCTTATTCTTAGAATGCAATCCCGCGTCAATCGCTGATGATATTTTGTCTTTCAACGTACTAGATAGTTTTTTGATTTGCGATTCAGTTCCAAGCGCCCCAGCAACGAGATTACTTGCGGCTTTATTGACTGCTTTCGTCTTGCTGGCAATACCTAATGAGTAACCAGAGCCGAAGTCTCCACCTAATTTTTTAGATTTTTTAGCAGGTGAATGCGAGTCTTGTTTTTTCTGAACTGCCGCTAGTGCTTTATTTGCCAAAGAAGCAGCCGCTCTACCAACCGCGCCCATACCACTCAAAATGCCGTTTACGTATCCAGAAGCAAAATCAGAACCAACTCCACTAGAATCAACCGAACCAGCACCAGATTTAGCAGAATTCCCCACGCTTGACCCAGCTGAATAAGCGCCGCCTTTTCCTCCCATAACTCCATTGTTAAAGCCCGCGCTGTCTTTTGAACCAACTGCTTTGAATGCGTTCGGGTCTGTCGCGCCTTCTTTTGCTTTATTTTTAACTGCTGAACCAGCTGATTTAGCAGCGCCTTCTTTACCTTTTACACCGTCCGCAAAGTTCTGTCCGCCAGTTTGACCTTTTGTTTTCATTTCCGAGTCAATAGAGTCAGTGCCCATTTTTACGCCATCGACTAAATATTTGCCAGCTCCCTGAAAATCGCCGGATTTGATAGCAGTTAAAAATTGATTTTTTCCGTTTTCCCCATTCAAAAACATGCCGTTTGGTAAGCTAGAAATAGTACTTAGAACATCATTATTAATATTTAAAGCTGCTGTAGTATAATCACCGCTTTGAAGCGCTGTGACAAAAGCTTGTACTCCTTCTCCGCCACGCTGACCCATTATGCCAGCTAATCCTGCTAACGTATTATCAATTGATGTGCTTGTAGAAACAAAGTTTTGCCATAAAGCGGATAACTGTTCATCACTAATATTTCCAAGCTGAGACAAACCGTTTGCGAATGTTTGTGCGTTTAAAGTTCCGCCATTCGCAATAATTGAGTTCATTTCAGATGCCCAATTTTTAAGGTTAGTAGACAATGTTTGATTTTTCTTTGTTTGTTCGTCGATTTGGATTTGATAGTTCGCTTTTTCGGTTTCAGTTGAAGCGTCCGCTTTTTTCTTTTTCAAATCAGCAAGCGATTTCTCGCCAGTTTCAACAGCTTTTTTCTTTTCTTCATATAAGCTCTTTTGAACTTCTAAGCTCGTATTTCTTTCCTTTTCATTTAAGCTTTTACCTTGTTCTAGTCGTAGTAAATTTGCTTCAACATATAGCTGATTTTGTTTCGCTAATTCTGTTTGAATATCAGTAGTTTGTTGTTGTAAAAACTTCTTCTGCTGAGCTGTTAACTCTTGCCCATCGGCCCAACGATTTGTTTTTAGCATATTTGAATAATCACTTTGCAAAGTTAGTAATGTGCTATTATTCTTTGTTGTTTCGTCTACTAAAGTCTTATTTGCATCTGCTATAGCTTTTTTACGCTTATCTCCTTCTAGGCTTTGCGCCTTTTCCATAGCAGCAGTATAAGCATCTTGTGACTTTTTAGCTGATTCTTGATACTGACTGTATAGCTCTTTAGCAGAATTCAAGAACGACTTAGTTTTCTCGCTAAGTTTATTGCCGTACTGATCTACTCCACCGCTTAACATCGTATCAATTGCTTGATTTGACTTCGAAACTGTTGTTTCTGTTTGCTTAGCAGTAGATTCAACTATCTTCAAGCTGTTAGCTATCTTTTTATTAGATGTTTCTGCTTTTGCACCTGTTTTTTCAGCTTCTCCACCCATTTCTTTTAAAGACTCAATAGTGCCCGTGAGCGCATAATTATCTTTGTTAAACGCATCTTTAATAGCAGAACCCGCATCGACAAAAGCATCTTTGGACTGTTCTAAGCTTTTCTTAGCGCCTTTTAAATCACCTTGTAGCGCTTGAAATGCCGCTTTAATAGCATAGTAAAGTCCTTGCAGTCCTTTAATCGCAACTAACACAATTCTTGCTAGCACTTGAATAATATCAACGACAGTCGCTAATACAATGCCAAAAGCAACCCAAACACCAACACCAATGTATTTTAAGATATCTTTAAATCCGCTCCCAACTGGTTTTAGGGCTGATACTATTTGTTTAAAAACATCTACTATTTTACCAAAACTATTTTTCACTGCATCCCACATACCAGATAAAAAGCCTTTAATCCCTGCCGTGTTTTCCTTGAAGGCGGTATACATGCCATAAAGAACTGCCACTACAGACCCTATCACTGCTGTAATTACTCCAAATGCTACGGATGCTGAACCTAGTGCTGCTTTTAACCCTACAAAAGCTCCCTTCACTGTGTTAACAATCCCGCCGAGCAACGTACCGCTACTTGCTAAACCTCTAAACGCCATAACCAAACCAGCGACTTTAGAATACACACTACTAATAATATTAAAAGCCACAAATCCAGCGGCTACTTTTGCCAAAACTGGCGCCCATTCAATTAAAACAGGTATAAACTCTTTTATTTTCTGAATTAAATCAGAAAGCTTTTTCTGGAATTCAGGACTTGCTGTTACTGCCGCAAACTGTTTGAATGCATTTTTAGCTACATCTAACGCTTGGATAATCGGGCCTTTTAAGTTTTCGGCGATATTCGCAAGACTCTTAACAGCTGCCGTTTTCATGTTCGCAAATGAACCGCTGATAGTGTTACCTGCTGTTTTTGCTAGACCTGCCATTTTAGCCGTGTTCCCAGCCATTCCTGTTGTTCCTTCTTCGATACCTTTTGTTAGCATTGCAATAGCTCTAGTTGATTCTAATGATCCCTCGGAAACATATTTCTTCATTTCTCCAACAGATTTACCAGTCGAATTCGCTAAAATTTGCCAAGCAGGAACACCCGCGTCAACTAAACGGTTAATATCGTCTGCATAAGCAACACCAGACGCTTGTAATGCTGAGATAGCATCTGTCATCTGGTCAATTGATTCTGAACCATTTCCGACACCATAGGCAGCGTCAGCAATAGCGGTGAATACAGGTTTTACATTCGCCGCTTTCATGCCTGCCGCAACCATTTTTTTAGCGCCTAAAGCGACGGCATCGAGCGCAATTGGTGTACCATCGATAGCCGCTGTAAGGTCTGTCATAACTAGTTGCGCATCTTTTGCTGAACCAGTAAGGACTGTTAACGATTTAGTTGCAGTATCAATCGTATCAACTCGACCAATAGCGCTACCCACAACATTTTTAGTTGCTGCAATTAATCCGAACGCTGCTGCTAATCTGAGAATACTAAAGCGAGCTTGTTCGGCGGGCTTTTCAACTGAATTTTTAAGCGCTTCACGCATTCCGGCGCCTGCACCTTTCGCCGCCGCTTTCGCTGCGTTAAATCCGCTTACTAATCCACTTTTAATTAACGAACCAGTGCTTTTTGCAATATTCCCTAGGCCTTTTAATGCTGAAATACCAGCTTGGCCAGCCGCTTTAGCTCCGGATTTCACAGCGCTAAAGCCTGTTTTTAATGCTGATTTCACTGTTGTTCCTGTCGTTTTCGCCGCGCTTGCTACAGCGCTAAAAGCTGTTTTCATTGCGCTACTTACTGCTAAGGCTGCTGATTTTGTAGCACTAGGAATAGCTTTCACAGCGCTAATAGTTCCTTTTACGCTCATATAAGCAGCAACTACCACCGCTTTGTAAGCTACTACGAAACTGTTTTTCACTGCTGTAGCCGCTGTTTTAGCAGCTCCTGGAATACTTTTAATAACTTTTACAGTAGTTTGAGCAAAAGAAATAGCAGCCGATTTAGCTGCTTGTAAACTACTTACTAATGCGGATTTAATACTGATTCCAGCGCTTTTAATTGCGCCGGGGATGGATTTAATGACATTAATTGATATTTTAACAGCTGACACAATACTACTTTGTACTGTCTTAGCAATTGAAAAGAAGCCGTTTTTGATATTAACTGCTGTGTTTTTGATACTCGTTCCAAGATTTTTAACCGCTGTAATAGATGCTTTAGCAGCGTTTACGAATCCAGTTTTTACAGTGGATGCAAGTTTAGATAGTGCCGCTTGTACATTAGAAGGTAACTCACGTATAAAGTTTAAACTAGCTTTTAAAGCATTTGAGCCTGCGTTTCCCATGCTTTTAAACGCATTAACAAATGTGTCTTTTAATCGTTTTGATTGACTAGCAATATCAGACACTGCTTCTCTGTATGCTTTATCTAATGCCGCCCCAGCGTTTGTTCCTGCTTTTGCCAAATCTTTTTCAAACGCATCAAGTTGTTTATCTGCTTTTTTATCGTCTAAACTAATCTCAATTACTACTGATCCATCGCTCATGTTCTCACCTCTAATCTTTTAACTTATATCTGTTTTTCAGTTTAATTAATTCGTTTCGTTCTTTTTCTGTTCCTTTCCCAGAAGGTAATTCCGCTTGCCTAATGCCGATTATCGTTTTAATTGTTGTATCATCACGCAAACTTTCTAACAATGCTCTAAACTTATACCAGTGCATTTTCCCTCGACTATCTAATAAATCAATATTGTAGTCTTGTAAAAAAGAAGCGTAGATATAATCCGCATCTTGCGTTAACGAATATGAAGCAATTTCTTCCGCATCGTCATTGTTGTTTGTAGCGCTTGGCATCTTGTTTCCGTCGATATCATAAAGCAGACCATCATCATTTTCTTTAACAATATAATTAGTGAAAATATCAATAAGTACCAGTGATTTTTCTTCAATATTCGCGTATTCGTCTTCCTCATTTGAACGTGGCCAAGGCATATCATCAGCAAAAAGCACATCAATTGCGAGGTTAGCTCTGAACACATCAGACAAACTATTATCTTCCGTTAAATCAATCACTCTTAGAACGTTGTCAAAAGCTAAATCGAGCTTATATTCTTTCCCTTCGTATTCGTAAATATCATTAACTCCAAAAGCGAGCGAAAGCATTTAAATCACTTCGCTTTTTTTGTCATTTTTGCTTTATATTTCTTTTGAATTTCATTTTGTTGTTTTTCTACTGAACCAACGATACTTTCTGCAACTTGATCGTATACTTGATACATTTTTAAAATATCTTTGCATTGCTTGTAACATTTAGAGAATGCTTCTTCGTCGTCTAATAAAACTGCATACGCTTCAGTTAAAGCTTCTTTAACATCTTCTTCTAAAGCAAAATAATCTTCTGAACTCATTTCGTCTGTATTATCAATGTTGTATTTATTTAACTTTTCCAGTTTCTTCTTGTACTTCTCATCTGCTTCAATCCATTTGCGGCGCATTTCATCACCTAAACCGACTCTAAACAGTTCCGTGCCAAGTTGAAACTCTTGATATGATTCTTCTAATTGAATATTGATTACATTATTTTGTGCCATGTATGATTTCCTCCAATTTAAAAGCCCCTACTATAAACGTAAGGGCTTCATTTATTAATCTGCTGCTTCTACTGTTACTTGTACTACTTTGTTGATAGAAGTACTTTCTTTAGATGCAACTGTTATGTTTGCTGTTCCTTCTGCTACGCCTTCACCTGTACCCACGCTATTGATTTTTGCCTTCGGTGGATTAGATGAAGTGTAAGTTACTTCTTGACTAGCTCCCACTGGCAATACAGAAGCATTAATAGTAAATGTTTCTCCTACTTTAACGGTAATTGTATTGTGGTCCACTTCGACGCTGGACGGGCTCTCCTCAGGGTTTTGTAACCGTAGGTGTTTCATCATAAGCGATGCGGCAACCAAACGCTGGGAATTCTGTAGCATCGCCGCCACCCGCGGAGCCTTTAATTTCCGAAACAGTCGCTTTACCGATAGCTGTTTCGGTATCTGGAATTTCGATTTTAAACATAATCCCGCGATTTTCTGGCGTTCTACGTTTAGCGACAATTAAGTTTTGTGCATCATCTTCACGATCGTGTGTCCCTTCAAATGTGTAAGCTTCTGAGTAACCTAGCACAACCGTTTTTTCGTTGCCATCACCGTCATAGTCGCCTTGCTCTTCCGTGTTGTCCGAACCATCGTCAGACACGTTTGTAATCCATTTGGATAGTCGTTTCCAATCCGGTTCACCTGCACCAGTAACAATTTCAGCAACAGAATATTTCGTTTTTGCGTTTTTAATTCTCATCTTTATTTTTCCTCACTTTCAATATATAATTTGATTTTGAAACTAGCGCTATAAATAAACGTTCCATCGTCACTAGCAGAAACGAGGTTCGGCACACTAGTTGTTTCTTTGTCTTCTAGCACAAAGCTGTTATTTAAGCTCTGAATGCTTTCTAATTCTGTGTTATCAAAATAAGCAGTAATAGCATTCAACACATTTAAAACTTTCATTTCTTGCTTGCTAGAGCCGTTTAGGTTAAAAGAAAAAGACCGCTCATAAGAGCCGTCTTGATAACCTTGTTTATCGTTATTTGGAGTCAGCAGCAAAGCGATTGACTCGGGTTTTAATATCGCTGTTCTTAATTTCATATCTTTTAAATCGACGTTGTTTTCGATAGCATCCATGACACTGTCCAAAAAATCTAATGACATTATAATCCCTCCTCAACCGCTTTTTGCGCTACTTCTATCCAACTTTCTAGCTTATCTACTTTTGCACGTTGGTCCCATTTAGGACCAGCTAACGGATGATGTGTGAGTGTGAAATTGAAGTTTATTCCGTTGTAGAGTCTCCGCGCATAAATAGATGTCCACATTATTTCTTTGTCGTTCATAATAACGTATTGATTTGATAAATCACCCTCCAAAAAGGGGACATAAGGTGCAATATCAGCGGCCGCTTGATTAATTAAAGCAAACTGACCTCTTTCTTTCGCCTTTTTTACGTTCCCTTTTGCTTTTGAGAGGTCCACACGTACTTTAATCGGCATTAAACCACCTCGATTTCCCAATGATGCACATTTTCAGAGGTTGCATAACAAGGTATAACTTTGACAATCTTATAAGCTTTTCCAGAGAAAAAAATTCTCGATCTACTTATAAAATCATCTGGCACGTTCATGCTGTTCACTGCATCAATAAAAATAATCGCGTCATATCTATCACTATCAGATAATCCAGCGATTTGATTTGATTTTGAAAAATCGACACGAACATGTTCAATCTCAATGCCTTTTTCATAAACGATTTGATTGTGTCTATCTTCTTCTTTATACGCTTCGTAACTAATGTTATGAATTAGCCAGTCAAGAGGCAATTGAGGGACGTTGGTCGGCGGTTTTACTACTTTCATTAGCGAACACCTATCCCACTATAAAGAAGTCCAGTAGGCGCTAAATACTCTCTTACTTTACTGCCCAACATCCCCTTGTTAACAGAAGTTGCAGTAGAAGCAAAATTACTATCACTTATAGACGCTCTACCTATTGACACGTTATCTGGTTTAGAAACAGCTAGCTCACTCGTCCCTCCAGCTTCTTTGTAATATTCAATTTGATTACAAGTAGCCAGTTGTATTTGACGTTGAATAAATTCGCTAAACGCTTCTATCCCTCTTTGTCGCACACGATATTTTGTTTCGGTGTCAATCTCTCGCTCTGCGGATTTTAACAACTTGTTAAATTCTTCCTGTTCCAAATGCTCCCCCGCATATTCGTTAGTATAAAATTCTAATGTGGTGTAAGGCATATCACTCACTACCTTCCAACAGAGCCACTAACTCCGCTTTTTTCGCATTACTTGTAAATTCGATATTTCTAGTTACAAGCTCTTCTTTCAATTCTGCTACTGTCATAGTTGGAAAGTCTTGAATCGGCGCGCTATCAGTTTCACCCGACCGCGCCGCCATTAGTTTCCCGCTTTTGGTTGAACAACAGAAAAGGCTTCATCTTTAACAACCATGAATCCAACTTCAAAAGTTGCTTTGATTGCTGCCATGTCCCGTTCAGCTAAGTTTAATGGTTTCCCAGTTTCATCAGCCACAGTTGTAAGTGTCGCCTCGGTCAAGATTTCATATTCAACACCTCTAAGGATGCCGTAATAAGCTTGGTTCCAGTCCCCAACCAATTCGGAGATATCTTTGTCACCAAAAGTATATTTAGGTGTGTATGCGATTGGTAAACCAAGGACATCATCAACACCATTTGAGGTAGCAGTATTAAAAATCGGCATACCATTACCATCTTTAGTGCTGCGATATTTAACGCGTTGCTTACGAATCGTTGCAATTCCGTTCGGTTCTAAGTCCTCAGCTTCAATCAATCCGATAGCCTCGTTTAAATCATCATACTTATTAGCAGTTTCTTCTACCAAATTACTTGCATCAGTAGCTGATTTTAGAATATTCCAATTGTATGGGCTTTCTACACCTGTAAAGACCGCTTGGTCAAATTTCTTGTAAAAAGCTTCAACAATTTCAGCTTGCATAAGGCTAAAAAAGTTAGTTACACTATAGTTTAAATTTTCTTTAGTCGTTGGGATAATAACACCCATTTTTTTAGATCTCATTTTCGCTTTTGTGAATGTTGGTTTACTTGTTTGAATGCGTTCCGCTTCATCTACCCAAAAAGCGCCCACACCCGACATAAATGTAAATTCTTCTTCTGGTTTTGTCATTGGTACTGCTTTAGCTAATTTCATAGCCGCTGAACCATTTTTCACACCTGTAATGATTTGTTCCGAAATGTTAATCGGAATAGAACCTGTTTTTGCACTTTGCATTGTCGTTGTATCTGGATTAAAACCCATAATTTATTACCTCCGTTTAATAATTATTTGGTGATTCTGTGCTCATTTAGTACCTGGTTAGGCAGCTTTAATGCGCCTTGTCCCCCTGTTCCACCTGTTTGGTTTCCGCTTACGCCCCATTTGAGTGCTACATTTTCGCTTTCTTGAGCAAACAAATAAGCATCGCTTTCTTGCAATGCTCCTAGCTGTTCGTCAAGGCCTTTCAAACCTTCGTCTGTTAGTTCTAGTTTGTCGTTATCCAGTAAAGCTTTTACAGCCTTCGGATTTCTTGCTTTCGCATTTGCTAAAGCTAAATCAAGCGCTGCACCTTTGCGAGTTTCTACTAATTTAGCTTCCGAATCTTTTTTCAAAGTTTCGTAATTGTCTTGCAGTGTTTCCAATTGAGTTTTTAAAGATTTGCTCGTTCCGGAATCAGTTTTTAAAGCTTCGATATCATCGTCCCGTTGCGCAAGCTGGCTTTTAAGCCCGTCTCTTTCTGCTTCCGCTGATGTTACCTTGTCCTTTTCGTTCTGAATCGACTTACCATGTTCGACCATAATAGAGTCGATAGTTTCCTTTTCCAAGCCTAATTCCTTCAAAAAGTCTCTTTCCATTTCTTATTCCTCCTACGTTGTTTTTACGTGATACGATCACGAGAGCCGACTTTTAACGACTTTCGTTCAGGTCGAATGTTATGCATATACTTTTTCTCTGCTATACTGCCTAGTTAAATTGTGCGTTTTTACAAATGCTCTTAGCTTGCTTTGCTTCGTTCTAACAGCCTGTTTTGCTTTTTTAACTGCTAGTTCATCGCCTAATTCTTCGGCAGCTGACAGTTTGCGTTTAGCTGCTCTTATATCACGTTCAATTAAGCGTTGTTGCTGACTCAACATATAGACGCGTTTGTTTTCTTCTTCGTCTATTAACTCGCTCTCGTCTGGCGCAATGTTAATGCCTTCAATAAATGCAAAACGATGATGACGGCAATTACAACCGAAAATTCCATCGCCATAGCCATATCGCAATTCTGGCGAGTAAATAGACATGTATTTATTGCCGTATTTTGAGCGAGTTTCTTCAACAGATAACAAAGAGATAACTTTGCCTTGAACAAGTGAACAGGTTGGTCGTGCTCCTATGTGCTGTGAAATACGTACTAAATCAACGCCGTATTCACCCATCCGCTCATCTTCAATGCTGTTATAAACACTGTTGACGGTTGTTCTTGTAACAGTTCGGACGTAAGCTTCAGGTGTCCACCTTTTATTTGCCTTGTCTACAAGCGCAGGAACGCCATTTTCAGCGAATTTAGTTACTGCCTCAGCTAATGCTTGTCTATGTGTTTTTAAACCAGCTAAGACGCTCTGTGTCGTTTCGTGAATGATATCTGAATAGATTTGTCTTGCTTGCGATAACATCGTTTGATTGACGCGATTATAGTTACTTTGTGCTAACTTAAAATAACTTCTCATTACTTTATCGACTATCGTTTGTCCGTCAGCCACAAGTGGTAACACAGCACCAGCTTCGGCTAATTTGCTGAAATAGTTATCTACTTGTTTTAAATCGCTATATCCTGCGTCTTTGACAATAGAAAAAAGCTTCTTAGCAGATACGCCGGAAGCTTTGGAAATTTTATTTATCATTTGCTGATCTAGTGCATGAACTTGATTAAGTTTTTCTATTTGCCAAGCAAGTATATTGTCAGCGCTGATATTTTTCTTTGTTTTCAATCGTCGAACAATAAGAGTGAACAGTTCATTTTCGAGTGTTGTGTACACATCAACGACCGGTTGCACAAATAAGTCTAATTGTCGAGGAGTTAGCGCCATCTAATCCACTTCCTTTTTAGAGGTCTTTTCCTTCTCTTTGATAGTGAAGCCGTTGCCTGCATCCGCTAAAATCTTTCTCGCTTTTTCTTCGTCAAATGGAAATGCAGCAACAATCATTTCAAGTGCTGAATTATAAGGAAGTTCTCCTTTAGCAACTGATTGAACTATATTGACTAATGAAGTTATTTGGGCGCCGTTTAGTGACACTTCTTGAATAGTTTCGCCTGCAACAGCACTAGCTTCTAATGTCCCATCCGCGTTTTCATCTGGCAGCTCAATATCTCCCAACAATCCAGATAAATCATTCCCCGGAATTTCCGCTCGTGCATCTTTTTCTATCTCTTCTTTCCACTCTTCCGCTTCTGCATCTGTAATATTCCAAGCGCGCTGTAGAGCAATTTTCAGCGGAATCATACCTTGATTTTTCGCATTCGTATAACGATTAATTGTTGTATCTTCATCCTGTGCTATAGAATCGTCAAAATCGACTGTAATAGTGTCTAACTCAACTATATCGCCGCTATAAGCTTCGATAAATTTTCCAACTTCGAGAATGCTCACAATCATTTCTTTTATACCTTGTTCAATTAATTGCGAATGACTGTTTTTAGTTTGATAAGTTTCTGACTTCTCGCTTACAACTTCTGTAGCTGTTTTTAAGCCGTTTTCATCGAAAGTGAATGTGCCAGCAGATAATCCAACTTGCATCGCATAAATACGTAGCATTGCGTTTATAGACTCGATGAACTCCGTTGAACGTATCTCAACAGATATATCTTTTACTGATTTACCATCTGCATCCTGGTCACCTTGATAAAGGAAAAAGGCTTCATCGGTTGAGTCGAAATATTGTGTAGTTGAACCATCGAATCCGACTGCCGTTTTAACGAAGCTCGAAGGCACTAACACTTTCTTTTTGCCTAATTTGAATTCTTGATAGTATGAATCGAACATCAAATCAAGCGTTTTTAATGTGTCCAATGCGTTAGCATAAATGGAAATGCCTAAAGGTGAAGTTAAGTTTTTGTTATTCGCGATATTAGGTTTGATATAAATGAAAGTCGGACGTGTAAGCGGCGGGAGTGGAACAACTGGCTCGATGTCATTAAACAGCAATTTCAAACTTACTTCTCCACCAAGTTCATCTGGATTGTCCGACTGGTATAACTCCGTCGTGATTGTGTATACTTTCTCTTCCTTCCCCTTCCATTCATTCCACTCAAGTAACTTATAGTATTTATTATTTTTATGAAAACTATTAGCAATAACACATTCGTCTACATTCTCGCTATCATTTGACAAAGGATACATACAATCGGCTGTCGCGAATGAAACTTTGACGTTCTTTTTTCCGTCGTGATACACTTTTATCACAAAACCGCCCATCGCTTCGCCGTATTCGATGTAACGCTCCATGTTTTTAGTAAAACCGTTCGTTTTCAATACATTAAGCACGAATTCCTCAGCGGCTTTATCATCAATATTGATTTTCACTTTCTCATTAAAAAGAAGTTTAGACATGTACTTAGCTGTAACTTTCGGCAAATTCATAGATAATTGACGTCTGTTAACCGGATTGCCATTGTGTTCGTAATTGAGATTATGCCATTCAGCGTAATGCCCTTGATATAGCCGTTTCCACATATCGATATACTTATAATCTTCATCATTAGCATTTACTTTTTTATGGTCTTTTACATCTTTCAGTGCTTTCAATAGTCCCATTCTCCGCATCACTCCTTTCACGCTTGCGATTATTTGGTTAATCAAGGTTTTCCCCCCCTAGTATTTGAGCCCTAACTTCCTTAGATTGTCTTTTACATAGTACTGAAAAGCATCACACGTATGATCGTCTTCTTTGATGACTTCAGGCTTATCTGTATTAACTGTTTTGACATCCCATTGATATTTCCGGTGTTCCTCGATGAATATTTGATTTTCTGGAATATCAAGATAATAAAAACGACCTTGCGCGAGTAAATCACACACAAAGTCAATCATATCCACTTTTTTACCTTTTGCGACGGGGTGTAAGCTAACGCCGTAATCTTTATAATATTGATTGCGAAGCCCGCCCTCTGCGCTATCTACTGTTTGCATATCAACATTTGTATTGTAGTTTCCAACTACTTTAGTCATAAAATCTCGCAACTCCTTTGAATACTCGCTAGGTGCTTTTTTAACAACTTGATTAGCAGGGCTATAATAGTATGTGTTTAGCAAAATAACATTTCTTTTTGCAGTGAGACCGAAACTTAGATATGTTGTAGCTGACACTTGATGTCCTGTATCAATAGCAAAGTCAATTAAAATAAGCCTGTCATCTGCAGGAATAGCTTTAAGCGGCTGAAACAGGTTCATGTTATAAACATTATCACCAAGGCCTATTACCTCGCCTAGATACATCCAGCGGTAGTAGTCAAGGTCATTCTTTTTGTATTTCTCAATCTTCTTAATGATTTGCTTAGATAAAAATCCTTTTTCATCATCCAAATAAGTAGTGTGATGTATTAAATAATCATCGTCACTTCGCTTACTATCTACATATTCATTCACCCATTCATATGGATTGCGCGGCGGGTTAAATGACATGTATATTGTAACTTCTTGCCCATCCGGCAAATCTTCACGAATGAACGTATCTTCTACGACATCAATGTCAGTCACACCGGAAAATTCCGCCAATTCCTCAAACCACAAATCGCTAACATAACCCACCGGAATTTTCATCGATTTTAGTTTAGCGGGATCATCACAACCAGAAAAATAAAAACCCGTTCCCCATTCTTTATGGATGATTTCCATTGGTGACTTACCAAACTTAAATTGGTCAGCAACGCCCATTTCATACAAAGCCCATTTGATTTGCTGATACACTGATTTATAGAGCGTATTAGCTACTTTACGAAGACACACCATGTTAGATTGTGGATTAGCCATTTTCTTTTCTACGAGCTTTAAACTGATAACAGACGACTTCATAGAAGAACGTCCGCCCTTAGCGATGATGTGATTATGTTTAGATAGCCACAAGTCATAAAAAGCAGGATTAATCATATCGGTTACATTGATGACCTGGTAATCAATTAGTTGTTTGTGTATAGTCGCGTTCATCGTTGCCACCTGCCTTTTTGTTAAGGTAGGCTTGCATTTCATCAACGTTCGACATGATAATTGTTGTTGTTCCTTGATTGCTTTCTTGCTTCGTATCTGCTCTTAACTTATCGATTTGCGCTTGAATAAGCTCTTCTTGTAATTTGTCTCTGCCACCCGCTACGTGGCGCTTAACAATCTCTTTTAGCGCTGATACCCGTTGATTGATGTCAGCGCTCTTTGTAACGACGGAAAAGCCATCTCCATTCGAAACAATTACTTCTTCTTCCATTTCACCTCGAGCTATTTCGGTGAATAATTGCATAGCCTCTGTATAGCCCATCACTCGCTTTTCTTCGAGTTCGCTTAAAACCTTGTCTATATAGCCTTTAATAACTAGTTTTGACAAGTTTTCGGCCGCTATACGATTAGCCGTTTTCGAGCTATAACCAGCAAGGCGAGCGGCTTCTGTAGCATTACCGCATTTTATATATTCATCCGCAAATCGTTTTTGTTTTTCGGTTAGTTTCACTACATATCACCAACTCCCTCAATTTTGATAAAATAAAAAGGACCATCACAGGTCCTCAGATAACTCTTATCTCTTTCGACATTCTATTTTATAATCTTGTCATAGTACTTATAGTAAGATTCTGCATACTCATTTAGATTTTCAAAATATTCTATAGCAAAACTCTGCCGTGCTGATTCATTACCTTCATAATGATTTAAGAAATTAAAAATCACTTGTTTTAGCTCATGCGGCTCAAAGATTTTATTGTGATTAAGACAACACTCTATCAATGACATATCTGGTCTACTCGCACTTGCTACACCCAATTCAATATCAGTCATCTTGGCAGCAATTTTTTCAATTGATTTAGATAAAATGCTTTTTCTGTATTTTTCCAACTGGTTCTTCACTTTAGAATCTGATATACTGTGTTTTTTTATAATGGTTTCGTATATTTCCAACTCATCTATACTAGCTTCTATATCGTCATTTACACCGATTTTATTAGTGCTCAACAAGTTTAAATACAAATATTCTCTAACGCTTTCGTTTAATTCTCCTAAAATATATTTCGCTTCTTCTACCGCTTTCTTAACTTCCACTCCATCTTTTCCAATTTTAAAAGTTTGAAATTTATTAATACCACAAATAAAACTAAATAACGCAGATGCTACTAACCCTATTGTTACAATTTGCCAATTATTATTGAATAGTATTAAAATTGAAATCGGAGCAAAAATGATTATCAAAAACAATAATTTAATTCCAAAATTAATAAAAAACACCTTCCATTTTTCCTTAGTTACAGACATCATAATCCACCCTTTTATTTTTCACTATACCAAATAAAAACCACCTGCTCAATTTTCAACAGATGGAAAGGGCTATATATTTAAAAAACTGGTTAACGCACCAGTCAGCGCCACATGCGTGTTTTACATCCAGTGTGGATAGGATATGAGAAGTGGAGCGCAGACTCAATATATGATTTATTTTTGTAATCATCTTCACTTCTCACTAATAACATTTTATCACCTTTTTTTACTCAAAAAGTGCCACAAAAGTGCCATTTTCAGTTTAACACTTCAATATTGAGCGTAGTTGCTAACTCTATGACAGCCTTCCTTTTCTCACGCTTATACTGTCGTTCTTCGTAAGGAATATCAATCATAATGACAACATCTTGGTAGTTATGAATGTACTTCTCAAACAGTATTTTTCTATGAATGTGATCTAGCTGATTCAAAACAGCATCGTATCTTTTAACAGCTTCTTGTGCGGCATGAACATTATCGACATTATGAATAGCAGCATCTTCTACTTTTGAATGAAATTCATTCCCAAAGTTTGGTGGCGTAATTTTATAAGTTGTTGTTAGTGTTGGTAATTTACGACTTCCTGCCATCACTCGCAGCGTTAAATAATCTTTAAAAAACTTCTTTACTGCTCTAACAGTTTGAATATAATTAATGTCTTCAACTTGTGGTAGGTTGAATAGCTGTTCCAAATCATCGCCCCCAGTGATTGTTTAAAATATATTAATCCATGTCCACCATATGCCTTTAATTATGATTCCTAGTACAAAGATTATAACTAGCACCCACAACACATAAATGGTAAACGCTCCTATAAATTTTGCTACTTTATCAATCATACTAATCCTCCCAATTTTAGTCATTCCAGAATTCTTTACTTTTGTGATAAATCCCTGTGTTAAATTTGCGATGATATTCTTCTTTGTTTCTTTGTGTGAAATTAAATATTGTCGATCTAGCTATTTTAAAATAATCCGCAATCGCGTCTCCCGGTACGCCCGCGTGTCTTATTTCAACGAATTCAGCTACTGTAATGTCGTTCCATTGTTTGTTCCCAATAAACCTTTTTATCGTTTTATTCCAAAAGTTTTTCTTCTTTTCCTCTGTGTTCCTGTTCATCAATTGATTTAGCTCACGTTGTAGCTCTTTTAGCTCGTTATGAGGTAAATCATTATTTGTAATATAACTAATAATCTCCCGCTGCCTAGCCTTGTTCTCTGTTACTTCCATTACCGCCATCTCTCACACCTCCATGAATTGTTTGCCTTTTAGTTTCAAACATTTAATTGATTGCATATACCGCATTTCGAAAAGTTTTTGCTTGATTCGAAACTCTTTTGTTAACATGCCTTTGATGTCGATTAATTCCTCGTGACCATCACTGTAACGAACGAGAAAATCCGCTTTATATTTAATCGCTCGATACAGTTTTCCGTTTTTTCGAAAAGAATCTTGTAAAATAAATTCTGGCTGTAAATCGAAACTAACTACTTCGCCAGTCATTTTTAATAGTTTCAATTGCTGATAATATGCCGCTTCTGCTTTGCTATCGAACTTTATATTGTCAATAACTACTTTCTTCGCATTATATTTACTTCGCGTACTCGTTCGCCTCGTTAATGACGAACGCGGTATACTTTGCCTCAATTTCTTCGTCCCCCATTTGTTCGATTTCGCTAATTTGGTAGTTTGTAACTTCTGCAATCGCATTAGCCATTTGGCGGATGCTCATTGATCTATTTCTCAACTTTTTTATTGCAGTTTCTGCTGTCATTTTTATTCACCCTCTCGCTCAAAATGGCAAATCGTCATCTGAAATATCAATCGGCTTGCCTTCGTTTGCAAATGAATCACTATTCTGGCTCGAACTAGCTCGATATGAGCCGTTTTTATTGTTATTTGAATAATTAGCTTCGTTTTGATTATTATTCGGTGTAGAGCCTTCTACAGCGTTCAGCTTAGGTTCCAAAAATTGAACACTCTCGGCCACTATTTCCGTCACATAAACGCGCTTACCGTCGTTCCCCTCATAGTTACGAGTTTGAACGCGACCGTCAACGCCTGCCATGCTTCCTTTTTTTAAGAAATTAGCAACGTTTTCTGCTGGTTTGCGCCAAACAACACAATTAATAAAATCAGCTTCTTGTTCTCCTTGCCCGTTTTTGAAAGGGCGATTGACAGCTAATGTAAAAGTTGCAACTGCTGCACCAGCTGGCGTATATCGTAAATCAGGATCTTTCGTTAGTCGTCCTACAAGTACTACACGATTCATCATTCGTTTTCCTCCCACTCGTCCCAGCTATAAGCTATTTTCTCCATAAACACGTCTGCATGTTGATAACCTACTTCCACCAGCCATTCTTTTGTTTCCTCAAAAGTCGAACATGCTGAACCGAGTTGTTCAATAGCCAAATTGAAATCTACTTCATAAACGGCTAGCCATTGTTCTAACGTTACAAGATTTATATCTAATGATCTTTGAGTGATTAATAAATCTTCTAACTCTTCTTTCGTCATGTCGTGATGCGTTTGCGCTTCTACTACAGTTGATATTCGACAATATAAGCCATTTGGTTGTTTTGCTATTAGTCCTGGCATTATTCCAAGCTCCTTCCACACCAAGGGCAATATTTGATTTCAAGCCATATGAAGTCTTCTGAAATATCTAAGTCAAGGGTAATACTCAAATCATTGTCATTGTCTATTTCTATCTCGTGACCACCGCTAGTTTCAATATGGGTACGCACTGTCCGCTGATCATTACAATACTCACACATTATTCCGCCACCTCTTCCGTTATCCAGTAAGGATTTTTTTCATAAAACTTCTTCACTTCTCTGTTAAGCGAGCGTGTCATGCTTTCCAATAATGTTGCTTTAGTCCCCATATTTACATGTTTCCTTTTCGCTTTAACAATGTAATTCAATTCGCCTTTTTCTGTAACTGTAATAAGTCCAATACCGCCATTTTTCAAACGAGTGTCAAATAATTTGAAGTTTAAACTATTAAAAGATTTTGCTGTATGATCTCTCAAAACCTCAAGCAAATGCGTTGGAATAACATAGTAGTTAAAATCCCCATGAAACGATAAATTTGCTTTGCTTTTAAAGTCTGAAAGACTTACTTTGATTTCATAGCAGAGAAACTCACCAGTCGTTTTGTATGCTATAAAGTCCACTATTTCTTTGCCGAACCAACCAATTGTTACTTCAAATGCACCGAAAGTGCCTTGTTTTGCATGAGCTTTCCAAAGCGCTTCTTCTAACCTTCTCGTGTCACTTGTTTTGCTCATTCCGCCACCTCCAACAAATCCGGATTTTCGTGTATGTTTCCAATAATTTCAAATTCGTTTATTTCAGACCATAACGAAATAGCGAAACTCCCACTATCTGTAACTAGCCAAGCGCCTTCTAAGAAAATAACCTTGCCTTTAATCACATTCCAATCTAAGTGATCATGTACATCAATTTCTACTATGTCTCCTTCAAATATCTTCTTTCCGCTCGGTGTATTGACGTTTGTATACTGCCCAACTGTTTTCGAGTCTACTGCACACCACTTTTCAATTACAATATACTCAGTATTTGCTTCCACGACTCCGTCAATAATAAAACCATCAATGTAGCTCCCGTAAATCCATCCGTTTGTGTGCTTGATTCCGATTTCTTCCAGTTCTTTGATACTGCATGTTACCTTACCTCTAAACTCAATTGGTCTCATTTTTTCACGCCTCCCCTAGTTCAGTTCCATAAATAACTAATTCTTTCCCGTCATAATCGTTAATAATAAAGTCGATTCCGTCAGGTATTTCTACTATTTTTAGGTTAGAATAATGACCGTTAGCCGCTTTTCCCAACTCTTCAATCGTAGCAATCAAATCTGGGTCGGCTCTATCCTCCTTACTATAAACATCAAAATCATAATCACGGGAGTTTACTCCTTTTAGTTGGCACAAACGAAACTCTGCTACAAGGGATAGTCCAAATCCCCCGTAACATTTATTTAATACAATTTTCATTTTGTTTCCTCCATTTCTTCCACAGGCACAGCGAAAGCCCAATATCGTGTGTCCATATTTTTAATTTCTTTCTCAGTGAATTTAGTTTTAAATCCAACGGGTTCCTCGTTAGTAGACGTAGTATAGGCGCCTGTTTTTAGGTTGAGATTGATATACCCGAAATAACTATCTATCACTTTGATGTAATACAGAGGTTCTTGCTCTACCTCGTAGCCGTCCATCCAAGCACGGGCGAATAGCTCTTGATTAGATGTTTCCCACAGCCACCCACGCATTTTTATGTCTAGTGAAAGTTCCTTAATCAACGCCTCGGTATATACCTCATAGTCAATTGCTACAGCGAGACTGTCTCCCTCATCTTTGAAGGTATTTATTGCGTCAGCCGCAAATTTGGGAATAACTGGCAACAGTGTTAGCAAAATCAAATGTCCTCCAAAAATCCAGCTGTCTTTACACTTGTCGTCAATTAGGTACCACATGTCTGGACTACAGTCTTTAACTTCTTTAACAACACCTTCTACCATTGAACCTTCTCTGATGAATTGAACTTTATCGCCTTCTTTAAATTTCATTATTTTCCTCCTAATCCAGTTTTTTAGCTATCACTTCAATAACATTAACTGTCACTGAATTCCCGGCTTGTTTATACAGCTGACTATTACTATTTACTTGCGCAGCTCGATCAAATGCCCCATCAGGAAATCCTTGCAACCTCCAGCACTCTCGAGGTGTTAGTTTGCGTATTCTGAAATCATTTTCAACTACAGCTTGTTCTTCTCCTGTTAGCAAAGTATTAGCTAGTTGCTTACCAACTCTCCCACGCCTTGTCTCTGAGTCCGGATGGCTAATGTTTATTGAATCGACAGGGAAAGCTTCTGCAAAGCCTTTTTTAGTCGCTTCTTTGACTTTTATCTTTGGTTCTTGCCCTCCGCCCTGCATTGTAGTTAACGTTGGACTAACGCCCTCTGTGCCGTAAATACGGCTATTTTGTTCATGTGATCCTGGCAATTTGCCAGCGAGTACGACTATCTGCTTAGGCTGTTTATAATCCGTTGCAGTCAAACAACCTATTATGCCGTCACTTGAAAAGGTATCATGTCTATAATTACTCCCTTTTGCATCTGCGTTTTTAGTCGTTCCAACGATTATTTGCCCTGGCTGTTTAGAATTAACCGCCGTGTCATTTCCTTCGAAAGGAAATATTTTTCGTCCACCCGCTGCTCTAAGATGTCCGATAATGAATACGCGTTCTCTGTTTTGGGGTACTCCAAAGTTTTTACTGTTACAAACTTGCCATTCTGCATCATACCCGAGTTCATGAAGCGTTCTAAGGATGGTAGCGAATGTTTGCCCTTGATTGTGCGATAATAGCCCTTTAACGTTTTCAAGGAATAAAATGCGTGGTTTGATTTGTTTGGCGGCTCTTGCAATATCAAAAAACAATGTTCCTCTAATATCTTCAAATCCTCGTCGTTTTCCGGCGATTGAAAAGGATTGACAGGGAAAACCTCCGCAAATAACGTCAATTGTTCCGCGTAACGTTCTCCATTCGTCATCTGTAACTTTTGTGATGTCATGTGCCGTCCACTCTCCTTCTGTATCGTGAATTGCTTCGTAACTTTTTCTCGCATACTTGTCAATTTCGACATAGCCCACGCACGTATGTCCCGCTCGTTCCATACCTAAACGAAATCCGCCAATACCTGCAAACAGATCTAAAAACTTCACTTTCTAGCCTCCTTCTGTTCTTCCGTAAGCCTTTGAGTAAGCGATAACACATACTTTCGTTCTACCGTCTCGCATAAATTCAGACTAGCTCTATACCTAATTTCGTTAAACGTCATGTTTGTAACTGGTTTCGCGTGATCATAAATCGTTAAAGTTTTGTCTTTGAACATTGCAGGATTTCGCAAAATAAATTTATACATTTTTGTAATGTGGTTATAGTGCCGAATTTCCGACGGTTTCCCGCCAAGTCTTGACACGTGCCAGTAATATTTTCCCAAGAAATTTCATCCTTTCTAACTTCATAACTCATAAATTCTTAATCTCTTCTAGCTGTTCAATCAGTTGTTCATTCGTTAATTCAAGCAAAATATCTTTTATAGAACTTTTTCCGTCCTCACACTTTACAAGTACGAGAGATACAATATTAGAATCAAGGTTGTCTATCACTCTCGCTTGATAACTGTTTTTAAAACTATATGCAGTTAGCTTTATACCGTTGTCACCTAGCCTTATTCTTTCTGTGATGTATTCTTGATACTCATTCGCGATTGTTTTCATGCCTTCGCCTCATTCCTAGCCGCTAACTGTGCTTTAATTTCAGCGACTTTCTTTTCTAAGTCTTCGCTTGATTCTGTTGTTGAAGTTTCTTGTTTTGTTTGTTTCTGCTCTTTGTCGAACCAGTCCGGCAATACTTCTTCTTTAACTGGTTTGTTATATTTGTTGTAAGTGGGCTTGTTATATTTTTGCTCTAACTCTATCTGTCGTTGTTTTTCCGCTGCATCAACATCAGCTATTGTTTTAAATCCTCTGCTTTCCCAGTTTTTAAGGATCTTATTAACATAGGCGTAATTTCGTTTGTTAGCTCCTTGTTCTGATGTAACTTCTAAAGCCTTCATGACAATTTCTCGATTACCTGCAAAATCATCTACCCAAGCAAGCAGTTTTTCTAGTTCAACTGGAAGCATCATTCCGAATCCGTTTTGCTCCCAAAAATCCTTGAAATTTAAATCGCTGTTGTTGTTAATATCTTTCTTTAATTCTTTAATTCTTAAGTTCTTTAATTCTTGTTTATGTCCCTTTCGTTGTACCATTTGATGTTCTTTCGTTGTATCTTCCGTTGTGTCAATCGTTGTCCCTTTCGTTGTTCTTATTTCCTCAGAAATGCCTTGAAAGTCGTTGTAATTACTGATTTCGTACGTTGTCCCTTTTTGTCTACTTTTAGTTATCGTTATCATGTCATTTTTTTTCAATAGTTCTAAGAACTTTCGAACCTGTTTTCTGTCCGCATTCCATCGATTTGAAAGCCATAATTCAGATGTATGTTTTTGTCCTCTTTTTATCGTTATTAACTCTCCGTTTATCAAAATATCCCTATCTTGGTGATTGGCTAAAAGGAGCAAATCCAACCACCATTTTAAATATTTTTCATTCTCCCAAATCCAATGTTCTTGTAGAGAACGATAAATTTTTATCCAACCACTAGACATGCTCCTTTTCTCCTTTCATTTAGATCATTGACCCTTGAACCTCCGAACCAGCTTCTAACGTGTCAGACGGCGTTATGGGCGCATCTATGATATCTGGTATTGATTCATCTTCTGTAACGTCTTTTCGTTCTCTAGGCTCTGCTTCGTCCTCTGTAACCGCTGTTTGCATGTCGATGGATAAGATGCCCCATTTACTTAACATGTTTCTAAGAACAGTCTTTTTAGCCATTGCATCGTAATCTTTTTTCCATCCAAAATCTGATTTACTAAATTTCTTTTTATGTGCTTCAATTTCTTTGCGAGTCCAATAGACCGTTTTTTCAAAACCATTTATCAACTGAAAATAACCACAGTAACCAATGACTTTTTCACTTGTATTGTTGTCTAAATCTAATTCGATTTCTTCAGTAAGTCGATTCCATTTTAGTAACTCGCCATCTCGCACTTCGATAACATTAATGCTTTTATATTGTCCTGTGCGTAGCGCTAACTGGATGTATCCTTTATAACCAAGCTGAAACTGTGCTCTGCCTTTGTAAGGAACAATCCACGCATAACCTAAATTTTTGTCAATCGGTAAATCTAGTGTTGCCGCTACCATGGCAGAAGTAACAACCGTCATCGGGTCTGTTTTTTGTAAATAGTCGTCGCCATTGTAAAGGTTTAAAAGGGAAGTTAAAAATTGAGGTGCTTTTTTATCTAGTACACTTTCAAATTTCTTGCGCATTGTAGGTGCTTCTAGCAATCCTTTTAAACCTAATGATTGCGCACTTGCTACTTGTCCCCCATTTTGTTTGTTTGCTAATTGATTTTTTAATTCATCGTTAGTTGCCATAATTATTTATTCTCCTTCACCACAAATTTTCTATAGCTAGTTTCTTTCTGAAATTTTTTGTAAATATCTGGATGTTCTTCTTTTAAACGTTTATCATCTACTCTTGAAGTCGTAACAGGATTCCAAGTAATCTTAAAATCATCTGTGATGCCTGTTTCAGCTTCTTTTAAATCATTCTTGATATTATTATCAATTTCTTTCTTTCGTGTCTCTAAAAGCTTTATATCGCGTTCTAAATTTGCTCTTTCAGCCAAAAATTCGTTGTATTTTTTTGATAAAATAACTTGTTTAGCTTCTGACTTAGCAAAACGATCTTTTAAATATTTTTCTGCGGCACTTGAACCGTCTAGCGCTGGCGCTACATATCCTTTTACGTTCGTTTCCCAAAAGTCTAACTCAAAAGCAATTATTTGATTGATTAACTCGTCATCGCGTTTAATTTCTTTCCAAATGAATTTATTTCCTCCAATAAGAACAGCTACATATGCTTTGCTTTTACCTGTGACCGCTAAATAGTGTTGTATTTGCACTAGGTAAGTCGCTGGTACTTCGTCAGCTTCCCATTCTTTTGCTAGATATGCTGATGCTGTTTTACATTCCAAAATAGCGTCTTCACCAACCACAAACCTATCAACGTTCGCCAACATAAAATCATGCTCTGGATGTTGATACATCATGTTGCTACGTCTTACTTTCTTTCCAGTTCGCTTTTCGAATTCTTTTGCGACAACTTCTTCCATTTGATTGCCCCAGTATGCGGCTTCTCCCGCTGATTCATCTGGTAAAACTTGGTCTGTCTTATCTAGCCACAGCTCAAATGCTGTTTTGTACTGATTTAACCCCATGATGATTCCCGCATCGCTTCCGCCAATGCCTAGGCGCCGAGTCAGCAACCATTGCGTTCTATCCATGTCTTTTACACTCGCTAAGATGTTCATTGTCTTTTCTTTTGCAATAGTCATATATGTTACCTCCATTGATTTTTTAATAGATTCGAGGTATAATTCTGTTAAGGTAATATCTCAAATCCTTAAAGCGCGCACTGCTATGCGTGCTTTTTTAATGTCTAAAATCATCGTCCCAAAGATCATCAACCACAAGTGGATTCTCAACCATGTTTATCACTTCCTCTTAGCCAATATCCAGCGATCACTGACATAAACGACACGAAAATCATTACCATAAATACATCCATCAGCGCGTGACCTCCTCATAGCCCTTAAGTTTCAGCTCTTCAATATAGTCCGCCATGCTGTCGCAACCTGTTTCGTTTAACGGGATTTTCTGCTGAAATGCCGGATTAGCAATCATTTTTGTTCTGCTATTTGTATGAATTTCGCTATCTCCGAAGTTTGTTGTCTTTCTAAAAACTCGTTCTGTCATTGTTGTAGTCCTCCTAAATTAAAATCAGAATTAAAATCAAATTACATAAGTTTATTAACGCTAATGCCGCCGCTACTATGACTAAGATGCTGAATAAAAGTTGGTTCTTCATATTGCGCGCCTCGGAATAATAATTTCACGCAAATGTCCATCTACAAGCTCTTTAGTGACTTTGTACTTTTTGTTAAAAGCTTCGGCTCTTTTTTTGCGCTCAACTTCATCAATCTTTTTAAATCGCTCTTTTACAATGTTGTTTATTTCTGTGAAATTAATATTCTTCGACTCGTAGCTTTCGTAACTAGCTGATACTAAAACTTCGCTCATTTTCCGCAACTCCTTACTAGTCCAGATTTTTGATAATATAGATCGCGTTTGTTTAAAACTTGTTGTAAATCTATGTTGAAAGCTTTCGCAATGCTAGTGTTTAGTGTTAAAGCAGATGCAACTACATCTGTTATTTCTGAAATAGCTTGTTTTGCGGCTTCTCGTTGTAGCATGTCACCTTTTCTCAAGCTATATGTCATCGTCTCTAAGCCGTTTTTCAGTGTGTTTATCGCTTCTTCAACTTCTAGTTCAAAGCGGTTAGTTAAAGAAGCGTGATGGTTGTCTAAGCCGTCAAGTAAAGGCGGTATCATTCCGTTTGAAAATTCATGTGCGAATAAATAGGTGCTTTCTGGTTCGTTGTAGCTATCAATTAACTGTTCTGCTTGTTCAAGTGAAACAGTACGCTTTCCTTTTGCTTGATTACTTATTAAAGCGGCGGTTACATAGCTGTCTATCGCTAGTTCTTTTTGCGAATGAGTTTCTGCTAAAACTCGCATCGCATTTTGTGCATATGTTGATTTTTGAAACATAATATCTCAATCCTTTTTGTTTATTTTTCAGCGACTAATTAACAACTTATCGTTATATACTGTTGTTAGTCGCTCCCCGTGACTATTAGTTGTCTGTATGAGCGTCGTTGTGGTAGGCGACGCTTAACTTATAACTTGATCGTGTTCTTCCAATAACTTGTTTAATAGATATACTTGTCCTTTTCCAGTAACTCGCGGTGTATAGGTCGTTATCATTAAGCCGTTTCTATCTGTATGAATATGTGTTTTTTGTTCAAACAATCCTAAGTTCATCGCTTTTTGTGACGGTTTGTTGTAATAAGCACCTTTATTTAACAAATAGCCACTACCTCTCAGCCATTCGAAAAGTCTGTTTTGCCCTATATCTAATCCTTTTTGTTTTAGAATAGTAGCTAAATCTTTTACTAAAATCGTGTTCTCACTCGTTTGCACAGCTTCCGCAAAAACCACTTTTGGCTTTTGTTCCTCAAGTTGCTTTAAAGCCTCTTGCTTCTCTTGTTGTTCCTCAATCCATTTTTTAGCTCTAGCAACTGGATCTTCTATCATGTATGAAAACGTTGGATATTCAGTTGCTAATTTCCTCGCTTGTTTTTCTACTTCAATGAAATATTTTCGAATCGCTCGGCCCATTTCGTTGTTTTGCACCATTGCTAATTCTTTAGCAGTATCTAAAGTTAAAAAATAATTTGTTGATGGTCGCCCATTGGTTTTACTCAAAGTTGAGTAAAAGTCTAAACCATTCTCATAACCATAATTTCCAATCATTCTAGATATCCAATCATTAAATCTTGTATTTACTAAAAGCTTTTCATGAAGCATCCGGGCATCAACAAATTTCTCGCCTTTTTCATTTTCAAGGACTGGCAACATTTCATTTGCAATTACTTGTAAATTTGACATTTTGTTCTCCTTTCTGTTCGCCCTTTCACAGTGCTATAGTTTTTGTGAAGGGAGGTGGGTAAAATGACTAAATTAATAATTAATGAATTTGATTTTTCTTTAAATGCATCAAATTATCATATTCTGAATGACTTAATATGTGTGGAATCTACATTAAACAATTCAGAACTAAACTCATTTATCGAATTATATAAATCTCATTTAACCGATGAAGAATCTTTCGATTTTATGTTTGATAATAAAAAATACTATGGTAGATTTGGCAGATTTGTATTTGATTCCAAAGGAAAAATTCAATTATTCTTAACAACTAAACCTTTTGTAATTGATGAAAACACCTATACTTATTCATCCGTAACAAGAAACGAAGTAGAGTATTACAATACTTCTAAAGTTTTAGTCGATTTAGAGAAAAGATTTAATTCCTTGATTGACTTACTAAAAAAGAAAGAACTTATAAACGAAGACGAAACAGATATCTTTGCTGGATATTTAACGTCATATGAAGAAGGTATTAAGATTAAAACTGAAGTAGCAGATTTAGATGAATATCTAAAAGAAACTCATGAAACAATTGAAGATATTAAAAATCAGTACTTGGAGTAGCAAAATGTCTTAATTTTATACTCTTTTCTGCCTCTCTTATTTCTTCCTTAGAATTCACCTTAATTTCTAACGAGTTTATAGTGCTAGCCAAGTCTTCCACCAAAGATTTGGCTTCACTTAATCTCTTTTCTAACAAAGCGGCGTTTTCTATGGAATCCTCTACTCCATTCAGCTCTACTTCCATTTCGATGATTTTTAGCTCTTGATCTTTTTCAAGTAAATCTAAAATGTTTTTTATAGTGTTGTACTTAACGAATAATCTATTCTCTTTTTCATTACCATTTTCTAAAATTGTTTCTAATTTAATAATTGCTTGTTTGATGTTATTCATTTTTCTTCCTCCTCTATTTGTTTTAAAAAAGCCTCTACTTCTAAACCATCCACATCTATTCTTTCTGGATAGCATTCAATAATTAACTTTGGTCGTTTACCGCCTAGTATTTCTAAATGAACACCTGTTACAAATCGTCCTACTTTCCAGTCACCAAGTTGAATGGCATTATATGCAGACCCATCTTCTCTTTGACTAGTTTTGATTGACAAAGTTAACTCTTCGTTACTCATGTTCTAGCCTCCTATTTTCTTTTGCCCAAATCGCCGTTAGTTTTTTCCGATAATCTATTAACTAATGAATTAATTTCTGAATAAAGTTCCGGCAAAATACTTAAATCGCTAAAATCTTCGCCAGTTATACTCAATTCAATGGTAAGTACAGACTCTTTTCTATTTCTCTTGGTTAGGAAAGAGTTTGTAAATGCAATTTTCTTCATTTTCTAGCCTCCTATTTTCGCAAAATCTTTCGTTTCCGTTTTAGCAACGTTTTTGGTAAAAAAATTCGATATATTGCATTTTAGTATCTTTGCCAAAAGAGGCAACATTTCTGCTTTAATTTTATACTCTCCTGTTTCATATTTTAAATATGTGGATGCATTCTTAAATCCTAACTTTATAGCCATATCTTTTTGAGAAAATCCAAGAGATTCTCTTTTTTCTCTGATATATTTTAAATCAATTTCAACTTGCATAAAATCACCTCCGTTTCTGTTTCAGCAATCTTTATAAACTTAGTATACGTTGCTAAAATAGAAATGTCAAGTTCTATTTTAGCAATTTTTGTATTTCTGTTTTAGCAATGTGTTATCTTAATATTATTAAAAGTAAAAGGTGGTAAATATGAAAGTCAATGAAATGATTATCAATCTTAGGGAAAAGAGAAATATCTCTCAACGCGAATTGGCTAATCGTATCGGGATTAATAAAAGCGTAATGAACAGAATAGAATCTGGCGAAAGAGATATTAGAGCTCACGAGCTAGAAGCAATTGCTAACTATTTCGATGTTTCTGCAGATTACTTATTAGGACGTTCAAAACAAAACGATATTGCTGATACAATCGCGGCTCATATAGATCCCAACGCAACAGAAGAGGAAATGGAGGAAATTCTCGCTTATATAGAAGAAAAAAGAAAAGAATATGCTAATGAAGAGGAAATAGATATCACGGACATCGCTGCAAAGAAAGATGCTGACGTGGCAAAGTTTGTAGAAGAGAATCCGGACTTCAAAGCAGTTGCTGCACGTGTCATGGATGACGAAGAGGCTGTTAAAGCGGTCAAAACATTTATTGAATATTATGAGCAACAAAAAAAGAAGTAATGTGTAATTTATTTACTACTAAACCTCTTGACTTGTAACTTAATTACTTGTTATTGAAGTTAATTATTAACATTGTGTGAAAACGTGATATATTCCACGAAAATTATGTATAATATAGGTGCAACGTTGCAATAAAAAACAACGGGGTATAAATACATGAAAAAACTAGATGAACTGAACATGCAACATGATGTAGTGATACTAGAACACGAATTTACTTCTTGTTCATTCACTTTTAGAAAAGAAATTTTCATAGTTATTGATAGTAGATTAAGTCAAAGCGATAAATTGGAAGACGTCGCAAGACTTTTGAATAAAATATAACTATGTAACCAGTTTGCGGCCGCAGATTGGTACATATAAAAAGGGAGATGGAATAATGTATTGTCCGAATTGCGGTCATGCATTAGATAACAGGGAAACTGAATGTCCTGGCTGTTTAGCTCCAATAACTTATCAAACAAGCAACAACGAAAAAGCGCAAAAAGTCGGCGCTTTTATGGAAGAATCTGGTAAATTAATGTCAGGATGTGGTTGTTTAATGACATTGTTGATAACTATTCCTGTCATAGTAATTTTAATAATTATGTTTTTATAAAAAGGAGATAACGGGATGAGTAAGTATAGTTACTTGTTAAAAAAATGGTGGTTTTGGGCTCTTGCTATATTATTTTTAGTTATTTTATTTTACAGCTTTTGGGTAATAATATACTTGGTGGCACTAGCTTCCTTAATATTCGGGATAGTAAAAGTTGTTAAAAATGAAAACAGACGAAAATACACAATAATATTGACTATATCCGCTATATTTCTAATCACCTTTTCACTAATAAGAGTTGTACAGATGTATAACTATGTTATTAATAATCCAGAAGAAACTACAGCAAATGAGCAAAAAAAGAATACTGTCCAAGATGAGCAAACGGAAAAACCCGCTCAAGAAGACGCTGCCGAGGACGAGCAAGCAGAAGAACCTGCTCAAGATGATGTATCTACACCCTCTAAAATTACATCAGATAGTATAGAGTTATTTAATGAGTCAATTGATCGCTTGATTTCTGATTCGAGCGGGGTACTAATAAAAGTGGTTCCATTTGAAAATGAATATGATATGTTAATTGCGTACGTATCTCAAGATTTAAAATATCAAGATGAAGCAACTAAACAAAAAAATGTTGATTATTTAGGAAGCGAAATACAGCAACGTGCTCTAGGTACGCTCTTTGGTGGAGATAACAATCTAAGACCAATGGTTGAGTTCAGATATAAAGATGAGACAAAGATGGCTGGAAGTAGTGCTTTTGATAAAACTAATATGAAGCTCAAAGGAAAATAAAATATAAAGGGAGAATGAAAATGAAAAAAGGGATTGTTTTAGGATTAATTTTATTACTTAGTTTTGTTTTGTATGGATGCGGAGAACCTGAACTAGATATTAGCAAGGATCCCGGAAAAGGATATTATCTACAATACAAAGGAACCACTTCTGATGAGGCAAAGATAACTTTAAAAGATGAAAGCGGAGAAACAAAAAAACTTGATGTAGAGAAAAATAGTTTTACTGCTCTAGTGCCTAGACTAACTTCTAAGGCAATCTACACTGTAATAGCTAAAGATAAAGATAAAGAGACAGAAACTAAGTTAGTAGTTCCTAAACAAAAAAAACTTGTTTCTTATGAAGATTTAAAAGGACAGTTTAATTATATTTATGAAACTGAAGACAAGTTATCTATTTCTCTTCCTGATTCTATAAACAGTAATGAAGAAATAACACCGGGATTTAAAATTATGTCTGATGGTAATAACGTAATGTCAATTTTATTAACATACAGTTCTGAGGATAATATTGGTATCACTGATTATAACGATTTTACCTATTCAATTGCTGCTATTATGATGTCGTTAGATTCGGAAAATAGTTTAGATAAAGTTCTTGATGCTTTAAATAACAGTATGGATAATCAAAAGGAAAATAAAGTCACAGTTAATGATATTACTTATCAATTTTCTACAATTAACGCTGGAACAACAAATATAACAACTTTAGAGATTTTCCCAAACTAAAGAGAGCCTCCGGGCTTTTCTTTTTTACCGAAAAAAAGAACGTATGTGCGAAAGGAGAATGAGAATGAAAGCGGCTATCTATATAAGAGTATCTACACAAGAACAAGTAGAAAATTATTCAATACAAGCACAGACTGAAAAGCTAACGGCTTTATGTCGTTCTAAAGATTGGGATGTGTACGATACGTTTATTGACGGTGGATATAGCGGTTCAAACATGAATCGTCCGGCGCTAAATGAAATGCTAAGTAAATTACATGAAATAGATGCAGTAGTCGTTTATCGACTAGACAGACTCTCCCGCTCGCAAAAAGATACTATTACACTAATTGAAGAGTATTTCTTAAAAAATAATGTAGAGTTTGTTAGCTTATCGGAAACGTTAGATACTTCAAGCCCGTTCGGTCGTGCAATGATTGGTATATTATCAGTATTCGCACAGCTAGAGCGCGAAACAATCCGAGATCGAATGGTAATGGGTAAAATTAAGCGTATTGAAGCAGGTCTTCCGTTAACGACTGCGAAAGGTAGAACATTCGGCTATGATGTTATAGATACAAAATTATACATTAATGAAGAAGAAGCAAAACAGCTACGATTGATTTATGATATTTTCGAAGAAGAACAAAGTATTACTTTTTTACAGAAAAGACTAAAAAAATTAGGCTTTAAAGTTAGAACATATAATCGCTATAACAACTGGCTAACTAATGATTTGTATTGTGGTTATGTTTCATATAAAGATAAAGTTCATGTAAAAGGTATTCACGAGCCTATTATCAGTGAAGAGCAATTCTATAGAGTTCAAGAAATATTTTCTCGCATGGGTAAAAATCCAAATATGAATAAAGAATCAGCTTCATTGTTAAATAATTTGGTAGTATGCAGTAAATGCGGATTGGGCTATGTGCATCGCGCGAAAGATACAGTATCGCGAGGAAAAAAATATCATTATCGTTACTATAGCTGTAAAACTTACAAACATACGCACGAGTTAGAAAAATGTGGAAATAAAATTTGGAGAGCGGATAAATTAGAAGAAATCATAATAAGCCGCGTGAAAAATTATAGCTTTGCAACTAGAAATTTAGATAAAGAAGATGAATTAGATAGTATAACTGAAAAGCTTAAAACAGAACATTCAAAGAAAAAAAGGTTATTCGATTTATATATAAACGGCACTTATGAAGTTGCTGAACTGGATAAAATGATGGCGGATATAGATGCGCAAATTAATTACTATAACTCGCAAATAGAAGCGAACAAGGAATTGAAGAGAAACAAGAAAGTGCAGGAATCATTAGCAGAATTAGCTACTGTAGATTTCGATTCATTGGAATTCAGAGAGAAGCAAATATATCTTAAATCAATAATCAATAAAATCTACATTGATGGAGAACAAGTCACTATTGAATGGATTTAG